ATGAAGTATCACGAAATGACCAAAAACTATATTTTTCGTGAATTTGAATGTGGTTTAACCGTCGAACAAGCGGCTGAACTTTGTTTAAAAACTGTGAGGACGGTCAAAGAGTGGGATAAAGGGAAACCGATACCGCCCGAGTGTAAAAGGCTGATGAGAATGACTAAGGGAAGGGAACTTAGCCCATCTCCTCAATGGGAACATTTCAAAATGCATCATGACAGATTAGAGTTGCCCACAGGACAACTAGTTACTGCACAGCAGGTGATGACTGGTATAGCCTTATTGGAGATCGGAGCTATGAGTGATCTAGAGGTTGCAGGACAAGTGTTGAAATATGCGAGAGCATTGAGCAACTTAATGTTAGACAGTTAAAAAAAGAGCCATTGCGGCTCTTTTTTAACATGCATATGCTTGCTTCTTAGCAATCAATTCAGCGAACTCTTCTTTTGTAAGCTCTTTCTTTGCTGCTTTTCTGCGTGATATGTAGAAATTAACTCGATACTTAGCTGCTTGAGAGGCGACTGCTCGCTTTGTCTCAGCTGTCATTGCAGAGTTAATAACCGCTTTTTCTTGACGTGCTTTTAAGACTGCTGCTGCGCGTTTTGCTATAAGCTTAGAACGTTCACGCTCTTTATCTTTGTCGGTGTTTTTATTCTTTTGCGAACACATAATTACACCCCTCATCATCTTCTATCCTATGGTAATTATAACCAAAATCTGCCAATTGTGGAATTACCCAGCGTTCGTACATCGCGTTATGGCTTCGGCTAGCTGGCTCGGCAAAATAAAATATACAGTTATGTATGCCTTGATGAATATCTACAATATGAGCTATTGCCGCTGATATGGCTGCTAACTCTAACAAGCTATTCCCATAACCCCCTTCAGGAATCACGAAAAGGGAATCTTCGTCCATCGTATTAAAATTAACCCTAGTGTCGAAGTCTACCTTATACGTGTTTGGCCCTGCGGTAAAGTGGCCGTCAAATTCGATCTCTCGGACGGTATCCTCCACAGATTCAGAATCAGCTGTTAATTCTGTCAACCAACACACATACTCAGTATCATTTACAACAAATGGGTAGGACGAAATATTACCAATACCAAGTCTGTGTACTTCGACTTGTTCTGTCAGTATTTCGTAAGTCAAATTTATTGTACTCTTAAGTAAGTGAAATGTTCAAAAAGCAAACATTTAGACAAGCCGCACTCTAATGCAAGATTTCTATACTAGTTTTACGGCTTTAGCGGCGCTTGCTTAATGTTGTTAAAAGTCGCTTCAACCATTTGCTGACCGAAGTCTCCCATACCATGATACATCGAAGCTAAAAACTGCATTGTATGTTGTGCAGCACCAACTAGTGTCCATTGACAATCATTAAAAGTACATGAGTCTAGGCCAATAGGACCTTGTCCAGCATACTCAATAACACAGTGAGTAAATACACAATTTTTGTATGTAGTGTTATCAAGTCTTACAGTGGTGTTTTCGAAAGTGCAGTTACTAAAATTATTCATTGCGGAATGTAAAACCTTGCTGTGATGGTGTGGACTCAATCTTTACGTCAGTAACTATACTCTTGTTATTGGAAGCTAAAAAGCTTTCATCGTTGCTAAAGTCACTTGGGGCATATAAAACGGCATTATTGAAGTTCAATGTGATAAAAAAGATAGCTACCAAGAATGAAGGGAAGCCAATTAAAAACCATATGTATATTGCTTGGACTTCTGGTTCTATGAAAGGAAGCACCATTGTTGCACTAATTTCTACAATGCCCGCGAAAATCGCGATTATGGTAAGTGGGTTTTTTATCGTTGTTACATTCCTGTTCACATATGTTCTCCGCAGTAACATGCAATGCAATAAGTTGTACTTAATCTAGTGTGGATCTTGCCGTCTTTTTTCAGAACGTGCAACTATAAATAACAAAGATTCAATCGTTTACATGATCTGTATTATTCAAATCACTATCTTTGCGATCAAATAAAAGAGACTAATAGAAAAATGGTGGAATTTACCCCCGTAATACAGATTCGGGGGTTTGCTCCGCTTTTAGGTCCCTCCCGCAAAGCGGGCCCCTCCCAAAATGCTCGCAATACCGCGCACGTAATAAAAAAGGGCTCGTATAGAGCCCCATGATTAAGTTCGGTGTGGAAGTGCCAAGGTTTGGTGTCCTACATGTTCCGCTTCCTCGGTCTACGCAGACTGCGCTAGCTTCGACGCTGTGGCGAGCGGTCTAGATATGGACAGGCATGTTTTGCTGCAATATGTCTGACGGCTTTTCTCTTTGGCCGCACGTGAAGATCCTTTCTGTTTCTTCCCAAGTCACTCGATACACGCAATCGCTCAACACTTCGAACTGATACCCAATCTTTACCAAGTCCAGATGATCGAAACTGAATAGCTTGTCACGACCATCGTACACATCGATGTATATCTTGTAGAACGTCAGGTCACGGTCGAGTTCGGCAGCATACTTCAGCCGTTTGGCGTAGGCGATTTGCTTTGCGTATCCGGTGATATAGAAGTCGTAATCTTCCAAAGGCCCGAACCCTGATGCTTTCTTTTTCTTCCTTGCTTTGGTTTCTGCCGTATCTACCGTTGGCGTTCCGTCAGGCAGTTGCGCTTGTACTGGTTGTGGAGGTTTAACGGGGTCGGGCGGTTGCTCTGACTCTGGCCACCAAGCCCAGATATTGAAAACCAATCCAAGCGATAACAGCACCACCGTTCCGACGACAGGCCAACGCTTCCAGAACGGGCGAATGTCTTTTGCTTCGGCTTCCTGAACTTGCTTGTTGGATTGCGAATGACTCTTATAGAACGGGAAGTATTCCGACTTATAAAATCGGGTAGAGGTGTTCACCACTTCACCGGCACAACCATCTTGCACTTTCTTGGTGTAAGAACTGGTTGAGCCCATGGCCGTGTTCTTTGTGCATCGGTAGGTCACTTCAATCATGTCCTTAATGTCTCGATGCACTTTGCGGATGTTCTGCGTAAGCAAGATGATATCAACACCGTAGTGACGGTGTATTGAGTACCATTCTAGAATCGGCGCGGCCAAGCCTCGACTTGGCAAGCTCATGTGCGCCTCATCGACCACATAAAGTGGTCCTTGTCCTTTTTCATTGCGCCATTCGTCCGAGTAGTCTTCAATCTGACTGAACGGACGCGAGGTTGAACCAAAATCCGTTAAACGGCCATCCACGATTTTGATGAGTTCTCGAACGTCTTCACCAAACACCTTAACGAACCAATCAATGTTTAAGGTGATATTGGTGATGACTTTGCGGCCATCTTTAATGGCCGGAATGATGTGATAGGCGACAGCCTCATACGTTTTACCGCCACCTGGTCTCCCTGCTATGGCGTATATCATGAACCTAACCTCGTAAACGGAATCAATTGCAGCATCAAACGCACCGTAATAGCGGCCAGAATGATGGACAGACATTGAGGCACGCCGACCGCCGCCATGACCCAAGCCACGGTAGGCGGAATACTGGTCATGTACTGGCTCATATCGACCGGAGCGAATAGGGAGAACACACCCGAGAGCAACAGATTCACCATTGCCATGATTTGCTCAACCGCCCAAAAGAACAGGTCTTTGAGCATGTTGACCAGCGAGATTAAGAGCTGATAGAGGAACACCAACAGCTTGTTAAACAAATCGACTAACCATTCCATATTAACCTCCGAAGATGATACGACGCGCCGCAAACACTGACGTCATGATGAGCACCGCACGAATAAAACCGAACACCCAATCAAAGCTGATTTGCTCCTCAAAACTGAAGTCACCGAAGAACGGAACAGGGAGCACGAAAGAAGGGCGCTTGGCACTGGATAAGTCGAGGTCACCAAACGAGCTGACAAAGTTGTCGATGGTGTTGTGTTTGAGATTGTCTAACTGCCCAGACACCAAACCACCTAAGCCATCGGGATAGGCCGACTCATAAAAACCTGTACAGGTTTGAGATTCGATGCACGTACCACCCGTACCTGCGCCAGACGTATCTGTGTTTGCTATGCCGTCTAAGATGTCGGAAATGCCGGAAACATCCTCCGCGATACCATCCATTGCCCCTGCAATTTTCTCTACGTCATCACCCACACCATTAATGGCATTGGTGTTCTTGTTCACGGCCGTGGTGATGTCAGCATTCGCTTGTTGGATAAGGGCCTTAGTGTTTTCGTAAATCTTGTTGTCGTTGATTTGCTGCTTTTGAATGGCTTGCGTATTGGTGACCATCGACGCATTCAATGCAATGATTTGGTTTTGAACGTCAGCACTGGCTTGATTGATGTCGATGTTCATATCATTTAGCGCCTTGTTGACATCCGAGTTCAAGCCTTTAATCGCATTCAATACTGCCATGTCTGTTGAATCATCAGTATCAGGGTCTTCAACATCCGGCTTTTTCTCAGTATCCGGTGGATTCACCGTATTGGTTGAGCCATCAGGTAATACGCTAGGGTCTTCGATGTCGCCTGTTGGGTCGTCAGGGTCATGAATTGGGTCATCAGGAATGATAGGAGTGTCAGGGCCATCTTTACCCCAGAAGAGTGTGCCACCTTCACATTGATTGCCCGTGAACTGGAAGTTACCGTGACATAATGTGTTTTGAGTCCATTGACCAGACTCGACATCCGTACAAAGCGTAGTATCACTGGGAACGCGGCTTAATTCGCAACGGGTTGCCCCAAAGTCGCCATAGCATGCCCCAGTGACTTGTTCACCGTAGACGTACGCAACCCATTGAAGCAGCTTGGTTTCATCAATGGATTTTTTGAACTGGCAAGCGTCCATACAGGTGCCATCAGGGTTTTCACCATACTCACATGCAGGAACGATGGGTTCACATGAGACGACGTACCCGTCTTCTACTTTTTCATGGTCGGGAGGACATTGAGCTGAATTTTGAAAGAATCCTGCTGCACGATAAAGAGGCCAAGAAGCACTGGTTGTGTGACACATGATATCTACAACGTATTTGCCATGCCTCAAATAACAGGACTTAGTAGAAAAATCTTTGTAGTTAACAAACTTGTTTTCATAACAAGAGACATAAGAGGCAGGGTTAACTCTCATACCCAATAGCAACTTACAATCGGGATAAGCTGAAACGTCTGAAACCTTATATGTTGGTTGAGCCGCGCTTGCATTAAGTGATAAGAACAAGCACGAAAACAGAAGTAAAAAGAGTGATTTATTCACGTTTTCACCATTAAAAAAGGGGACCGAAGCCCCCTTATCCTCTAAAGTTTTGGCTGGCCACGTATCCGGCAATGCCACCCAAAAGCACAAAGACGATGAGTTGGACATCGTGGAGAACGGCCAACATAAACTTAAGCCTTGTTCACAGCACGCTTAGCAAGAGTGATGGATTTGTAAGCCATAGTAATGCCGACAATCACCAGACCTGCCGCGCCGATTTTGGTTGCCACACCAGATAAGTCGATAGCGGAGAACGGGTCAGCTGCACCACCTTCCGCCGCCATAGCAGGGACAGAAAGCACCGCAACAGTGACGGTTGCCGCCGCTTGTTTACCGAACTTTTTAAGCGCGTTTAGACGTTTCATAACAGATTCCTCAAAGTAGTTTTATTAAACGTATTGCCATCTTGATGGCGTAAGTTGAGAGATAGCCGCCAACGAACACCAAGGTAAAACCCAAGCCGAACGCTTGAGATATCTCTCTTGGAGTCAGCTGTGTGTAGCTCATTAACGTGTCATATTCTTGAGCCGTCACCATGACATAACCACTGCATGAAGCCGCTTCAATGTCAGGAACGACAGCGAGAAAACCGTCCGCGTTAGGTAGAGCACACACAGGCATAACGAAATTCCTTATTTAGCCTTTAGCGAGGCTTCAAAATGTTTCTTGATGTCGTCATCCACAGGGATGAGTTCCGTAACGATGGCACCCGCCAATGGGTCTTCTGGGTTAATCTCCAAGCGCAATTGGTATTCACGACGAGGAACGAGAGCACCAGTACGTTCAAGTAATAGGGCGTATTGATGATCAATCATCAAAGGTTGATCCCATTGGGGATTCACATCACCCGATTCACCGATAGTGCGGCGTTTGAATTTCTCCGAGTTGATTTCACGTAGAGGTCGTGACACGTTCAGTTGAGCACTGTCACCACGTGCTGAGTTCCAAGTGATATCCATGCCAAGTACAAAAACGGATTTAGCCATTTGTTAAGTCTCCAATATGTGAGTCACCAACTTGCCGTAGGTATCGGGGAAGGTGAATTTCGTTCCATCACGGACAAGGGAACCGACCACGGTTTCAATGTCGCCCTCATGGAACTCGATAAGTGAATTAAGGATTTTCCCGTACTGGCGACGCATCCAGTGTGCAGAGGCCAACAGGTCTAACGCCGCGCGTTTGGTCGGGACAGGTTTGGTATTGAATTTCTTTGCAGTAGAAATCGAGGCTGCGAAATCATTGAGCGCGGCATACGCGCCAGCAGGATTCAGCAACACATCAACATTCCATTTTTTAAGCTCGACTTCGGAGCGATACCAGACAAGGCCAGTGTTCGCGAGTTTCTGCTCAAGAGCCTTGTTGTAGATACGCCAGTAAATGCGCGAGGTACGTGAACCAATCGAGTATTGCTCTTTGGTGTAAATCGGTTTGCCGTCTTTGCCGATACTGGCAATGGTCATATCTTCATGAAGCACAGGGCCACGACCACGTTCTGCGGTGCGGAAACAGTCGTCACGCCACGCCTTGTAAGCGTATTCGCAATCGAAAATCCCGTCGTAATCGTCATAGGCCAAGTCAACACGCGCCAAAGTTTGCACACCAAGCACATTGGTCAGCCAGTCATGTAGCGACCACGTAGGACGACGGGCAAATACATGCTTGCATCCCGTTCCGTTGATTTGGAAATGCACCGTGTCATTGTTACCGCCGATACCAACGAAGCCGCAGAAGTCCTCACCATCTGGCGAAGTCAGCTTCATGGATTCGGTGTAGAACTGGAAACCCAAACCGCGAGGCGCAGACAGCGACAAACCAAGCACTTGGTTGGTGAAGATGCGCAAGCAGTCTTCCAAGTAATTGCGATAACAGATATCAAACGCTTTGTTGTACGCATCAATTTCTTCAGACGTCTGAGCGACTGTCGGATTAAACACAGGTGGAGCAGGGAACTTAGGTGCACGACAGTGACGCTGTAACAGTCCAGATTTGGCAAAGCCTTTGTATTCCTCATGCTTGTGCAATCGACGAACCGCATCGTGACAATGACGTAAGTCTTTCACGGCAAACGTAAAACACAGGTAGTCGATATGAACGCTTTGCTCATCGAAACTTTTAAGGATGTTAGTTGCAGTAGTCATCGAACACCCCCATATTGATACGTTGTTCAACAGTCGTGTTGGTGATGGACACCAACTCATAAGAAGCGAACTGAGACGAAGCCCAAGACTCAAGATGAGACATGGATTTAAGCAAATCCCATTCGTCGCAACCTTTGACCAACACAGAAACCGTGTAGTCAGGCAGCAAGTCGTAATAGATGATTTGAGCTTCGTTCATGATTACTGAGCCTCAGCGATTTTTGAAAGAAGAGCGCGCTTTGGTGCGTCTTTGATGTAAACGCGAAGATCATCAAATTCGTTTTGTGTCAGCTTGCCGTCACTCATGAACTCGTTAAGCATTGGAGTAGCGGATGGATTTTCTTCAATCCAACGTTGAACTTGAGCGTAAGAGCTAGCAGGAACGTCAAAATTCGCGCGTCCATAGAAGACAAACGCAATAGCTAGGAGCCCAGCTAACATACATAAAAGCTCAAGTGGTTTATTACGTTCCATGAGTGCAGCTCCAAGGTGATGATTAGTTGCGATTTATGGCAATCCTAGTTGCGAAAAATGGCAACTGCAAGATGCGATTTATGGCAACTTTGTAGCTACAATGAGAAGAAATGGAGGTTCTTATGTACACAGCAGAATTAATTAACGCCTACAAAAAGGCGAAAAACTACGTACAAGATAAGCAGGTTGCGCACGATTTGAATCTAGACCCGCCGAAGATTAGTAAAATTCGTAAAGGTGTTAGACAACTTACTGATGAAGAAGCAGTTTTTCTTGCACATGGCGCAGGTATAGACCCTGAGATTGCGTTACTAGGATGTCACGCTGATCGCAATGAAAACCCAACTATAAAAAGCATGTGGGAAAGCATTGCAAAAAAGTATAACGGACTTGGATTATCAAGCATTTCAATGGTTTGTGCCGGATTGGCTTTAGTGATTGCAAGTCCACAGGAACCACTATTACAGTGCGCATTATATGTGTTATGTTA